GTCATTAGTATCTGATAGGCGGGAAAGTCTCATTTCTTTCTTGTCTATCAAATTAGCGACATCTTCCCAATCCGGACAATCGACTTCGGCATATACTACCGGAATCTTGCCAAAACGATTCTTTATCTTTTTCACTTGCCAAACACCGTTCATAATACCGGAGTAGATAACATCTTTCGTATAGACTTTTACGCATTCGCAAGTACGGCCATTGACTTCTGCATTGTACTTATAGATAAAGCCGTCCATATCATCGTCTTCATCAAAGTGTGGATAAAATTCACATTCGACATTACTATCCTTGGGAGTAGATAGAATCTTAACCTTCAACTGACTTTTTCCATCATCTTTAGTGACCGGATAGAATATAATAGCTGCTTTGGTTTCAGACAACACCTTGCGAGCAAACTCTTTCAATACCGATTGCATCTTGAGCTTTCGCTTATAGACCTTCTTAAACTCATCAAATCCGTCATTCGAATTTTCTGCTGTGATAGTCATTTCACCGCCAAACAGAAAAGCAACAGATGTGCGGACGATCTTTTTAGGTAGGTTGGTTACGACCTTAGCTACATCGACAGTCTTGTCTTCTAGTCTCTTTGGCTTTTCGGCTCCTGTTTCGGGGTCAATTTCTACTTCTGTATCTGAATATACAGCAATCTTTTTAGGCTCCCGATACCCAACTGATTCTTTACGACGGGTTCTGTCTCCATTGTATTCCTCCATATATTCACGAGGATTACGATTTT